CTCAACATCAGCCATCAAGGGTCACTTCTCCTTTATGGATAAGTTGAACGAGGCTGCATACACCCTCTTTGCTATTACTGGAGCACACACTCTTTCTGGTTCATATTATGCAGTGCCGATTTCTTATCTCTCAGGTAACACATCTTTTACAGATGAATCTTCTGTAGTCCTTACCTTTGCTCGCACTGGTGACAAGGGCGATACAGGAGCGCAGGGCATACAAGGAACCCAAGGAACCTTGGGAACTCAAGGTACGCAAGGAACCACAGGTGCACAGGGAACTACTGGTGCTCAAGGAACCCAAGGAACGCAGGGAACTACAGGTACTCAAGGAAATACAGGTGCTCAAGGTACTACAGGTGCTCAAGGAGCCCAAGGAATCCAAGGAACCCAAGGTACTATAGGTAGTCAAGGTACCGTTGGCACTCAAGGCGTTACTGGTACTCAAGGCACGACGGGAGCGCAAGGAACAACGGGAGCGCAAGGGGTTCAAGGCACACAAGGTATTCAAGGTACGCAGGGAACTACAGGTATTCAAGGAACTCAAGGTACGCAGGGACTGCAAGGAACTATAGGAACCCAAGGAACTCAAGGAACAACAGGTACCCAAGGTACAACTGGAGCCCAAGGAACCAATGGAACTCAAGGCACTACAGGTACGCAGGGCACTATTGGAGCCCAAGGAAATCAGGGTTTGCAAGGCTTACAAGGCGTTCAAGGCGTTCAAGGACTCCAAGGAATTATGGATGCATTTCCCCAAGTACTAATGATGATGGGTGGCTAACATATCTGCCATGGATGATTTTGAACTAGAGATTGATCCCTCACTCTTTGAAGATGAGGATTTAGATGACCTCGACCTAGAAGACATAGAGTATGTCTTTGATGATGAAGAGGAAGAAGAGGAAGACTAATGGCAACTCCAAAGAAGGTTTCAAAAGGAAAAGTTGAAACTGTAATGAAGGAGTACAAAGAGGGCAAGTTGCACTCTGGAAAAAAGGGACCTGGTAAGGGACCTGTTGTTAAGTCAAAGAAGCAGGCTGTTGCAATTGCAATGAGCGAAGCGGGAATGTCGAAGAAAAAGAAAAAGTAATGACAATAACAAAATTAAAAGCAGCACCATTGAAGTATCCAAATGGGGGAGGACTTGCAGCCATGGCAACTAAGCCACGAGCATCTCAGAAGTTAGAGGTCGAAGCCTTGCAAAAAAAGCATGAAGTAGAACTTGCTAAACTTCAAGAAAAGCACTCCAAAGAGAATTCTTCTTCAGTAAAGGCTAAAAAGTAATGGCTAAAGTAATCAAGGCTGCTGGAGAAAAACACACTATTAAGAAGAACAAAAAGGGTGAAATCATTGTTGACCACCCAGGCAACAAAGGAAAATACGACAAGATTAACCTGACAAAGAAGGCTGGCTCTAAGACCATTGCTCAAGGAGTTAAGGCGACAAAAGATTGGCACAAGAAAAATGGCTAAAACTGCAGCATGGCAGCGTAAAGAAGGCAAGAACCCAGAAGGCGGACTAAACGCCAAGGGTCGTGCTTCTGCTAAAAAAGAAGGACATAACCTAAAGCCGCCAGTATCTTCTAAGCAAGCAAAGAAGTCACCAAAGGCTGCGGCACGTCGCAAGTCTTTCTGCGCCCGTATGGGTGGTATGGAAGGTCCTATGGAGAAAAATGGCAAGCCAACACGCAAAGCGTTGGCACTAAGAAAGTGGGATTGCTGATGCCTAAGAAGACAGATCCGTGCTGGGATGGGTATACACAAGTAGGCATGAAGATGAAGAATGGTAAGAAAGTTCCAAACTGCGTTCCAGATAGGGGCGTTCCAAAGTCAAAGCCAAAGGCTAAGAAGAAAGTGAGCAAGTAAATGTGCGCCACATGCGGATGTATGAAGCCAAAAGACAAGCACGGTGAGAAGACTCTAGCCGCTGCAAACAAGAAGTACGCAAAGAAGAAGGACGACAAAAAAAAGAAGGAGAAGAAGTAATGGCTCTTTCCTGTAAAACAAGAGGCTGTAAGTGCACATGCAGTATCTGTAAGAGGAGCAAGCCATGAAGAAGACCCTTACTCCAAAGCAGAAGAAGATTGCTAACGCTGCTAAGCCAACAGACAAGATTACTGGCGCAGACTTTAAGGCTCTCAAAAAGGGCAAGTCTGTTACAAAAACAATGAACCGCAAGACAGGCATGTAATGGCTACCCCATCATTTATGAAGGGTGAGTACACCAAGGCTAAGGACGAGAAAAAGGATGCTCGCCTAAAGAAGCGTGCTGGTCTTGACAAGGAAGATAAAGAGAAGTTCGAAAAGATGGACAAGGCTCACGGCAAGAAGAAGAAGCCTGCCACTATGGATGAAGACCGCAAGAAAGATGAAGCCATCATCAAAAAGATAAAGTCACAGCACAAAGCCCACGAAGCCAAGGAAGGCAAGAAGGGCGAAAAGGCTGAGGACAAGCGGGAGAAGAAAAAGAAGTAAGAGATTGGCCCCTACGCAGGGGCCTTTTTCTTTATCATTGCAGTATCAGTAACCCGCTGCGGGTCTGTGTAGTCCCAACTACTTGCGCTGTTTAAGGGGATTTATTCATGCTGCTTACTCCTACCCAGGTGGTAACCCGATGAAGCAAAAAATCCACAGCGCCTTTAAAAAATCAGGCCATGAGACATCTCGTTTTGTCAGCGCCCATGTACGTGATGAAGCCCGTAACAGTGGGTGGCCTGAAGACCTCATTCACTCTACACATGTCTCTTATGGTGCAGACGGGTTCACTGCACATACACATGAGAAAAATTTAGAGAAGGTCAAGGATCTAGAGTATGGAACTCCTAGCATCCGTCCTACCGCAGCCATCCGTCGCTCTGCAAACAGAACCCATGAAGCAGAGTCTTTCTTCGTTCAGCGATTAGCAAAGCATTTAGGTGATCTATGACATTCCTACTTGATGAAGACGAAGCCCTACGAAATCTTTTAAAAGGCCTCACAGTTACAGATCAGAAGGCTGCATCATCTCCAGCAACTACTCGTTCTGTGGGAGTATGGTTTGGACAGCCTGATCAGGAAATTACGGAACAGAAGTATCCGTACATTACAATCGATATGATTGATGTGGCTGAAGATTTTGGCCGTGCTCAACGTGGCCGTGTTAAGCCAGCATATATCCCTGATCCAACAACTATCGATGGAGAAAGTTCATACGATCCAGATTTTCACAACTGGGATATTCAATTTCCAATTCCAGTAAACATTGACTACCAGATAACGACATACTCCCGTCAACCACGGCATGATCGTCAAATTTTGGGTCAGTTAATGTACACAAAACTTCCATTGCGCTTTGGCACTTTGGAAACAGGCGCAAACACTGTCTACGGAACAGTGCGTCGTTTAGATGTTCTAGATATATCAAAAAGAGATATCACAGAGCAAGGAAAGCGTTTATTCGTAAATGCTTTCACGGTGCGAATCTCAAGTGAGATCGCTCCTGAAGTATACAACAGAGTCTATAAAGCGTTACAAGTTGACGTCACAGGTACAGGAGACAACCAGGTCATTGGACGTGGGGACTTTACTGATATCGATTCGATCATCATTACGGCACCATAAGGAACCCTCTACCCAACTAGTTAGGAGAAAACCATGGCTTATAGCCGCCCAGGTGTTTACATTAGTGAACGCCTTCTTACCGCCCCTGTCGCAGGTGGCGTCACAGCAGATGCTGCTGGTGCAATCGTTGCACCATTAGCACAAGGACCAGAAGCAGTAACTCTTGTTAACTCTTGGTATGAATTTGCCAAGAACTTCGGAGGATACAACGCTTCCTACCCAGCAACTTTTGAAATTGCTTCATTCTTCAACAATGGTGGTCGTGAACTCTATGTAAAGCGCCTCCTATCATCAGATGCAGATCCTGCCTCTGTAGATGTTGAGACTTCTGGTGGAGCAACTGTGTTCACAGCAACTTCCAAAAATAAAGGAACAGATGGCAATAACCTTCGTGTCCTCCTTACTGTTGGATCAGTTGCGAGCACATACACCCTTACAGTCTTGAAAGAATCAGGCGTTGCAAACGATACTTCTGATGACGTTATACTAGAACGTTACGAAAATATTGTGTTTAATGACTCTGCTTCCAGTGATTTTGCAGAGACTGTAATCAACCTTGTTTCTGCAAACATCGTAATTAGCAATAGCGCATCAGGAATTCCTGTAGTGGGAACGTACCCTCTTACAGGAGGTACAGATGGAACTGCAGTTGTTGCAGATGACTACCTTGATTATCAGTCAACAAATGCCTCAGTATTTGAGCAGTTCTCGTCACTAGACCGACCACTCGTAATCTTCTTTCCTGCAATTCACAGCACGCTCGCTGCAGATATCAATGATGTCTACGATGATGCTGTGGCTTGGGCAGAAAGTAACAACGGGTTTATCGTTGCATCAACTGATGATGGAAAGACAGTTTCAGAAGCAGTCTCTTTTGCTGCAAGTCTTACCGACACCAGTCATGCAGCAGTCTACTACCCACACCTCTTCATTGCTGACCCACTAGGCCGCGGTGCAGGTGCTCTTCGCAAAATTGCGCCATCAGGTGCAGTTGCAGGACTTTACCTTGCAACCGATGCTACACGTGGAGTATTTAAGGCACCAGCAGGTATTAGCGCCACACTTACAGGAGTTGTTGCTGTAGAGAAGTCCTTCTCTTCTACTGAACTTGATTTAATGAACTCCGCTAACTCTCCTGTTAACCCAATTCGTCAAATTCCTGGCGCTGGATTGGCGGTCATGGGTGCTCGTACATTGAAACAAGATGGAACAGCGAACAAGTATGTCAACATGCGTCGTTCACTTATCTATATCCGTAAGAACCTCAAGAACCTCACAGAGTTTGCAATTTTTGAAAACAATGATGAGCGTTTGTGGGCACGCATTAACAGCAATATCACTGTATTCCTCAACGAGTATCGCAACCAAGGCGGTCTTCGTGGAGCCACTATTGGGCAATCGTTCTTCATTAAGTGTGACGCTGAGAACAACTCTGCTCAGCAGATTGCTAATGGAGAAGTCCATGTCCAAGTAGGTGTGGCACTTCAGTACCCAGCAGAGTTCATCGTCATCGACCTCAGCCAAAAGACGCTGAACTAGTCCGAAGGAGAAAATAAAAAATGTCAGGTCCAACAATAATCAACAATCGGTCGACACTAACGACTGATCCGATTAGAAACTTTAGGTTTCTAGTCACATTTATTCCGCAAGATGAAAGCAATGCAGCATTGAAAGCATTGAATTCAGCAACTTTTGGTTTTACCTCAGTATCAGGTATGGCCGTAACAACTGACTCTATTCCTTACCGTGAAGGTGGATACAACACCACTGTTCACCAGATTCCTGGTCAGTCCTCGTTTACACCAATTACTTTGCAGCGTGGTGTAATTCTTGGAACAAAGCAGAACTGGAACTGGATGCGACAGATGTTTGCAACCGTTCAAGGTGGAGGAACACGTGAGGTAACCAAAAACTTCCGTTGCGATCTAGAGATTGAAGTTCTGTCTCACCCAATCCCTGGTGCTCAGACATCATCAGACACACTTGGCACAGCAGATCACGTTGCAATGCGTTTCCACGTTTATAACTGCTGGCCAACTGCGGTAGCATACTCAGACCTCAACGCTGGAGACAACGCACTATTCGTAGAGCAGATGTCGCTAGTACATGAAGGTTTTGACGTTAACTGGGCACCAAACCTATCGACATCAGCATCGGCATTCACCGCAGAAGGTGGACAAAAAACTCCATCAACAGGTGGCGGTGGCGGTACAAACGACGTCCGATAACTCTAACAAAGGGAAATAATGACTAATACAATCTCAGCAGCGGCTAATCCCGCATTGGCAAATAACCTTGTTAATCAGGCAATGGAAGAAACTCCAATGCCACAACACCAAGTAAAGGTGTTACCTCCTTCAGACACAGTAGTGATTCTCCCTGGCGGCTATATCAACGCCGCTGGGGAGGTCATTACTGAAGCAGAGGTAAGAGAACTTAACGGTAATGATGAAGAGGCAATCGCACGTTGCACAACCCTAGGTAAAGCACTCCTTACTATCCTAAACCGTGGAACTGTACGAATCGGAAACGAAAAGGCTACAGATCAGATACTAGATAACATGCTCTCAGGAGACCGAGACATGTTAATCCTAGGGATACTTAAAGCAACCTTTGGAACAGACACCGATATCGCTGCTTACTGCAGTGGTTGCAAAGAGTATAAGACAGTGCGTTTGAATCTTAGTAGAGATATCAAAGTGACTATTCTTCCAGATCCTCTGAACGATCGAGTCTTCACATTTCAAGGACGCAAGAACCTCTTCACCGTACAACTTCCTACAGGTGTTACTCAGAAAGAAATGATTAATAACTCAGAGAAGACCACGGCAGAGTTGAACACAATTATGCTAGAGAACTGTGTGTTGAAGATCGATAACTCACCAGTGCTTAGTAAACTTCAAGTACAAAACCTTGGACTTACAGATCGTAAGAACCTTATCGACCAGATTAACTCCAGACTATGTGGTCCGCAGTTTGACAGCGTTAGCGTTACCTGTCCAGATTGCGAAAGCGAGGTATCTGTTCCCGTTCATCTGGGCACCTTGTTTCGACTCTAGTTTTGATTCATTCCCCTACCTACTAGGGGAGTGGTCACGACTAACAACGACCTTCACGGGTTGGACGCTAACAGAGATTAAAGAACTATCTTATAGAGACAGAAAGAACTGGCTAGAAATAGCCGAGAGCATAACTCGAAAGGGGTAAGCACATGACAATGGTTGCTAAGATGCAGTCGTTGACTACGGGAGTAGACAAACTCCAAAAGAGTGCTGACAATCTTCTCAAGACATTGACGAAGATTAATGACGTCTCGGCTAGTGCCATCACAAGAGCCAACGGTGCTCTTGATGCTGTTGGTGGGCAGATGGGTAACGGGCAGGGTCCTCAAGTAACTATGGGAACAGATAATGCCCGTTTCCCAGACACCACTAGCCGTGCATATCAAGCCATGGGTGGCGGTGGCGGTGGCGGTGGCGGTGGCTTTGGCGGTGGTGGTGGTCCAAGAAACTCCATGTCTGGAAGTTTTGGCAACTTTGGTTACGGGGGAACCGCAAAGCAACAGCAGATGCAGGGCGCTTTCAACATTGTAACAAGTAGCGTAAATATGGCATCTGCTTTATTACCTGATGTTGGTTCTGAAATGAACAATGCCGCTATGTACTACCAAGCAGGGCTAAAGTCTCCAGGAATTAATCGTAAAAATCTTGAACGCTCTATGCTCAAAGCAATGCGTGGCGGGTTTTCAGACCCTATGGGCGGAGCAATTACTGCCAATATTTTAGCCGATGCAGGCTTTGGTCCTGGAAGCCAAAACTTTAAGCAGGCTGCTGCTGAAGTCGGTGGAGCCTACAAATATCTAGGTATGGACAATGCCGTTGCTGCACAAGCAATCGCAGGAATGCATCAGGGCCCTATGGGTGCAAACCTCTATCAGTATGGAATGACTACCTATGATACTAAGACGGGTAAGAACAAGACCATGGGGCAAATTTCTACTGAACTTATGGGGCTTATGGGCGGCGCAGGAGCAAGCGTTGAGCAGATCCAGGCGTCGTATCAAAAAGGTGCGCTAGGTGCAAACCTTCGCACAATGGGATTTAGTCAAGAGCAACAGGACATCATCTACCAAGGAATGATTGACAAAGCCTCTGGAAGAGACCCAGACCTCCGTACTGCAAAACCTGTAGGACAAAATCAAAATGAGATGCTAACTGCCCAAGGAACGATGAGTAGTTCTCAAGCAAAAGTGATGATGGAAGCCGAAAAAGATATGATTAAAGGTTTTGAGGATGCTGCAGTGGCAGTAGAAAAATTTAATCAATCAATTGCATTAGCCTTGAACAATCCACTATTACGATTTATGGGACTTGGACCTGAAGCGGCCTATTCTCAAGGATTCTTTGGAGGTGTTAAAGGCACAACTCTTGGTAATTCAATGGATGCCGCAAAGGGTGTGGTGCAAGGTATCCTTCAAATTATTCTGGGTGACCGCAACCCCAGCCCGCCAGGGGGAGGCGGTACTACAGGTTACGGTGCGGCATTTGGTAAGGGTGGAGGAGGCGGAGGAGTAGCCCCTGTTCAAGGCGCAATCAATGCTGGGTACGGAGCCAAAGGTTCTGATATGTGGGGCTCAACAAATGGAAAACATACAGGTATGGATTACAACGTACCTGTTGGAACCCCAGTAAAAGCGGCCCTAGATGGCGTTGTTTCTCAAGTAGATATAAACGCTGACTATGGAACATCAGTTATGATCGATCACCCAAACGGTATGCAAACCATCTATGCTCACTTAAGTGCAAAGAATGTCAAAGTTGGAGACCAAGTAAGTAAGGGTCAAAAGATTGGAAAGTCTGGAAAATCTGGAAATGCTTCTGGACCTCACCTGCACTTTGAGGTGCGTAACGGAAAGAACAATCCAATTAATCCCTCAGAATTTTTATCTGGAGCAGGAGACTATCTAAATCCTGAATACACAACAATCATTCCGCCTCAAGCAAACATTCTAGGTAAGTCTTTAAAGTCAGGGTCTTCAGGAACTGCTGGAATCATACTTGGTACTGGAGATAAGAAGCAGTGGGCTACAGAGTTTCTAACTAAACTTGGAAAGCCTCTGACAGATTCCAACATCAATGCTGTAACAACCTGGATGGCTTGGGAAGGCGGGCACTGGAAAAATAGCGCTCACTACAATCCGCTTAACACCACACTGGGAACTAAGAACGCTACAGGAAGTATGAACTCTGTCGGTGTTAAAAGGTACAACAGTTGGGAAGCAGGATTGGACGCAACAATCCAGACTATCTCCACTGGAAAATATGGTTATGATGCTATCTTAAGTGCGTTATCAAAAGGTAATGATGCTCAAGCAGTTATTAGCGCCATCAATAGTTCTAAATGGGGAACCAATATCCCAACCAACAGTGGTGGCGGATCAAGCGGATTTGGTGGTTCAGGCCTTTCTGGATTAGCACCAGGCGGTGGCGGTGGAGACCGTGTAGTGAACGTTACTTTGAACATTAATAGAGCATCCGACGATGAGGCAATGCGATTTGCTAGAAAAATTAAATCATATCTAGACAGCGACATTGAGTTAAGTAGAATGGGATCATCATGAGCAGCCAAGCAGACGCAAACAAAGCAGCACGTGAAGAGGCTCAAGCGCGAGCATGGAAAACAACTCAGGATGCAATCGCTGCTCGTAAAGAAAGAATAAGTGAATTAAAAGAAACTATTGAAGACTTAACCAAAGAAAAAACAAAACTAGATAACAAAATTAAGGAACTTGAAAAGTCAAATGCTGGGTTTCTTCAAGACATTGCAGCATTAGATCCAAATGACCCTTTAAATGTTGGGATACTTGCAACGTTGAGACTTGGAATCATAAACAATAAAAAGTTGATTGCTAAGTATGACACTTCTAGAAAAACAATCGTAGAAAAAATTAAAAAGAAGAGGACAGAACTTAGCAAAGTAGTTGCAGGTGCAAGTGGGTCAACTACCCCTAATGCTACGCCTTCAAGCACTGATAACACAAACTCTAGAGTTCAAGAGACTAACAACGGTGGTGGAGCAGACGACTGGAAAAAGGGTTGGAACTATAACGCCCCTCTAGTAAAGAGTGCCTACTTTAACAGTGTGAGTGGCATAGCCTCCAGCCTACAAGGAAAAGGCGTAGGAGAAAAATACATTGACCAAGGAAGTTTTGATGATGCATTAAAGGCTTGGAAAAATGGTCAGGGTGGGCGTGGAACAATCCAAATGGATCGCAAAGCAAGAACTGCTATTTTAGAAGCACAAGGTAAGGGCACAGGAATCGACGACAAGAAGATGTATGGGTTTAAGTTCTTGTACAACCCAAAAGACGTCGCAATGGCGTGGGGAATCATGGATCAGATGGACCCTGAGTTTGTTGCCAGCGGTCAAGACGCTTTCTCCGCTATCTCTGCAGGATTAATGGCAAGTACTGTCTCTATCACTATTATATTAAATCGTATCGAAGACGATAACTATTTAGATAATAACGGTAATTATCTACATACAAACCCATACCCTATTGCAGTTCCTCTTGCAGACCGCAAAGATATATGGGAAAAAGGAACAATGTACGATCTTGAATATTTGTTTAAGACCCTTAATGGTCCTCGTGCAACATTTACTTCACCATTAAATGGTTCAACTTCAGATAGAGGTTGGCTTAGACCATCTGTTGTAGAGTTACACCTTGGAGCACGAATGCGTTACAGAGTTCGTGTACAGAATCTTCAGGTTGCTCATACAATATTTAATGAAAGAATGGTTCCAATTTTTAGCAGTGTAAAATTAGACCTAGGACGTTTCAATGATGGTCCAGGCCACAGTGTAAGTCAAAACACCGCTGCTTTGGCAACGGATACTTACGGTACTGGAGGTGGCGGATATATTGGAGGTACATACTATGGTCCAGAAGAATACAACAGAATTAAGCCAAAGGGGTAAAGGATGATATTTTTAGACAGTCGGTATAACGACTCAACCATTACCCGTGCCTACGACTCACGGAACGCCTCTTACCAATTGACCGTGTATCGGTTGTGGCCTTTAATTAGTGTGCCTTTTTTCTACTATGAATGGCAGGAAACCGATAGATTAGAAGCGCTATCTTTGCGTTACTTAGGAAAACCCTCACTCTGGTGGCAGATCATGGATGTTAATCCAGAGATACTCAACCCACTAGCGATCAACCCTGGAACACAAATAAGGATTCCTCGTGCCTAAACTAGCCCAGCAATATAGAACTGGGTCATCTTTTAAAGTCTCATACCCAGATTTCCCATCTTTTATTCAGGGTCCTCACCATATAAAGATTGTTCAAGGAATTGGAATGCAAGATGTAATTGAATTAACCTATACTCGGTTTAATTCATTCTATGAAAAAGCGTTAAAAACAGGGACGCCTGTTGTGATTAATTTAAAAAATGACAAAGTTTTTGGAACATTTTATGGATATGTTGTTGATGTGGTTTCAGAAATAAAACAATCAAGTTATAGTCCTACGATCATCCGTTGCATAGGTGCATCTTTCCCTTTGAAAGAGGGTGGGAATAAGATCTGGACAAACAGCACTGCTACCCAGATCATTGAAGAGATTGCAAAAAAGTTTAAACTGCGACCAATAGTTACTCCTAGCCCAATTATGTTTTCTCAGCAATCATTGGTTGGTCATACGTATTGGGAAAAAATTCAAGAATTGGCTAGACGTATTGGTTACGCGGTCCATGTGTACGGGACAGAGTTACACTGTCATCCTTTAGATACTATGATTGACATGTCCATGACTACTATTCCAATTTTTTCTCACGTAGATAACTACACTAACCAATATAGTTCGGTTTTATCTCAGACTCTAGATTCCTTTAAACCACGCATAGGTGATTTTTTTAATAAAGACTCCTATAACCGAACAGAGAAAAGCGTTGTGGGTATTGATCCACAAACTGCAAAGATGACTAGTTCCAGTATTAAGCCGAACGGGGTGGGGAAGAACCTTCGATCAACGATCAAGGACCCCCTATTTTCTCAATCTCTTCCTGGAGTTATGTCTGGGTCTGCCGCAATGACTGAAGCGGTAACTAAGGCTCAAGCCCAGTTGTCCCGTTTCTCATTAACTGCCAGCGGCACAGGTCAGGGAGACCCACGGGTTGCCCCATATCGCACCATTGAGGTAAACGGCACTGGACCAGCAACAGACGGGTATTGGATTATCAACACCGTAACTCATTTCCTCGTTTCTGATGGACGGTACAGCGTTGACTTTACCTGCATGTCCGATGGAACAGGGTTTAATAAGACAAGCAGTACTCGCAGAAGTGAAGCAGGACCAGTGGGACTTCGTAATATTGCTGCTGAGATAGCGACTGGGACGTTAAATAAGAAGACGTATACTAAACTTAGCGCACAAATAGGAATGATCAAAGCAACTGACTCTGGGTTTAAAATAACACCAAGAACGTGGGTAGGTAGATAATGGCCGATGTATCTGTGTCTCTTCCTTTTTCAATTGACGCTTATGGGAAAGTGAACGTTACAAGAAACTATTCAAAACTATGGGCAGACAGAGTTCGAGCCACAGTAGGGACCGCATTAGGTGAGCGTGTGATGAGGCCTCAATTTGGAAGCCTAATCCCTTTCCAAGTATTTAACGGAGAAGAAGAAGCCATTAGTTCTATCGAAATAGATCTACGACAAGTTTTTGATGAGCAGTTACCATTGCTGCAACTCAGCCAAACAGATGTGTCTTTTGATGAATACACTGGAACTATTAATATAGTCGTTACTTACGCTCTTCCAAATCAAGAAGTTGTAAGTACCAATATTGCTATCGTAACTGTTACAGGCATTAACCCGACCGTTGAGGAGACAAAGTGAGCACACCACCATCCAGTACGCCTATTTCCGTAGATTACACCAGCAAGGACTACTACTCTCTACGTGAAGAGTTAATAAGCCGTGTTCAACTTCGAGTCCCCGATTGGACGGGAGAGGACCCTGCAGACTTTGGTATTGCTCTGATAGAAGCGTTTGCATATTTAGGCGACCTCATCACATACTACATTGATAGAAATGCTAATGAGTCATTCTTATCTACAGCAACTCAGCGTTCAAGTATCTTGAATATTGCTCAGAGTTACGGCTACATACCAGCAGGATACGGCAGAGCATTTACAACACTGCAGTTCTTTAATTCTTCAGCCAATGCGATCACGCTTCCAGCAGGGTCTGTTTTCTACGGCGACATTGTGATTGAAGATACTGTTCAAAAAGTTTATTTTACAACCGACTCAGAGGTAACCATTCCTGCAAAGGTTGGCGCTGTAAACGGTGTTGAAACTATAACAGCACAAGAGGGAATGCCAGTTTCCCTCGTTGCAATAAACACTAATGAGTATGGTGAGCAAGTCGGAACTTCAACTGGACTACCTAACATGGTTTTTGAGTTAGGGGAAACACCTGTTGCCGAAAACTCTATCGAAGTCTACGTCCAAGATGGAGATGCATATTCAAAGTGGACACAGGTAAAGCACTTAATTGACTACGGTCCAAATGATCAAGTTTTTGAGATCTCAATGGATGCAGACTCAATTGTCAGCATTTATTTTGGAGACGGTGTGTCAGGATTAATTCCAACAAAATTTTCTGACATCCGTGCAAACTATATTGTTGGTGGTGGAAACTTGGGAAATGTTGATAGCAGTACTATTGACACTATTTACCATGTTCCCTCTCTTTCAGAAGGCGAATTAATTTCTCTTCAAAGTCAGGTTGCTGTAACTAACACCGATGCTGCCCTTGGTGGAACAGACCCCGAAACACTAGATCAAATCCGTAATGCTGCGCCGTTAACTCTTAGAGCCAACAATAGAGCAGTAACGCTTCAAGACTATGCAGACTTAGCACTGGGAGTAAGTGACGTAGGGAAAGCAAACGCTACCGCCAGTATCTGGAACTCTGTAACAGTGTACGTTGCCCTATTACGAAACTCAGTGAACATTGAACTTGCCCCAGGATACGATGAGGCTGGCGCTCTTTCCCCAGCATTTCTCAATACGAAGGAAGATGTTGAAAGTTATTTAGAAGATAAGGTTTTACTTGGAACTACCGTCACAGTATCGCCACCATCCTACGTAGATGCCTCACTAACTATTCGATACACAAAGTTACCGCAATACACTACCGCTCAAGTTGAAAAATCAATTAAAGCAAAGTTCTTAACAGAGTTTGGTTATATTAATCAATTTTTTGAATCAACAATCTATCCTCAAGATGTTGAATTTGTTATTCAACAAATTCCTGGAGTTAAGACATCAAGAGTTACTTCACTGTATAGAACAGGCGTACCACTAACTACTGCAACTGCATCAGGTACAGCAATCACCTACTCCTCTGGAACTAAAGCACATGGGCTCAGTGTTGGGTCTACAGTAACTGTGACTGGGTTTAGTCCTGCTGGATATAACGTAACTGCAGCAGTAGTCACGGCTGTAACAACCACAACTTTCAATGTTGCAAGTACACAAAGTTCAGGAAGTGCAACAGGCACAGGTGCATTTACTGCATATTCCACATTGATAGGAAGTCCAAATGAGATTTTCCGATTCCTAGCGTCTAACCTCACTGTAAGCGCACTGTAGTGGAGCAGCGAGATTTTATTAAACGATTAAACGGAATATACCGTGCAGTCGTTGTTGACAACAGGGACCCTAAAAATTTAAGACGCATAAAGGTGCAGGCTCAACCAACTGGTGTACAAGTAAGTGACTGGGTCTGGCCTGTGCTTTCAACCAATAGGCCGCCAGCAATTGGTTCAGGTTGTTGGGTCATGTATCAAGGAGGAGATCCAGAGTACCCAGTGTGGATTGGGGAGTTTGGTGAACAGGGGCTAACTCAAGGATTGTTCTGCCATGGTTCTTGGCATAATACAGAGAGCATGTACGCGGAGTATGTAAACACCGCTTATCCAATGCAGTGTAACGTGATAGATAACGAAAAAGGCGTAACCCTTGTAGATCAGTCTAAAATGGTAGTAGGACAATCAGGTGTTTACAATGTTCAGTTCTCTGCTCAGTTTGACAAATCAAATGCAAATGTTGAGCACGCTTATATTTGGCTTCGTAAAAACGGAGAAAACGTAGCGTACTCAGCAAGTAAGGTCGCTATTCAAGGTTCTACAGCGGAGGTTATTGCTGCATGGAACTTTCATTCTCCAGCAATAGCGGGAGACTACTTTGAGGTTGTAGGATCTGTAACAAACACGGGAGTCTACCTACCAGCCATTCCTGCATCTGGAGTTGTTCCTGGAATTCCGTCAGTAATCTTAACTATAAATCAGATCGCTTAGCAAGTAATTTAGTACTAAAACCACGAAAATAGACCAATAGAGTTGAGAGGAAAGTAAATGCCGACAGTAGCATCGTACCCAGAGAACGTAAAAAACTTTGGAACAGACAGGGTTGACTTCACTGACGTCATCTTTGCTGAGCACGTCAATACCTTGCGTGCAGAGATTGTTGCCATCGAGTCCTCTTTAGGAACAAACATCAACACTGGAACTAACGGCGTCGGCGCCTTTGACCCAGTCACAACTGCTTGGCCTAGTTTACAGAGTAGAATAACAAATATTGAATATGGACTAAGGGATGCGCTTGATGTGACTATTGATGTGGTGAACCCTTTCCTACTTGCTGGGTGCTAACCCGTGTCAAAGTATGCCAACGTTGTCTACGGTAGCGGTAAGTACGGAGAATCTCCAGCACTTGACTTCTCTGTTGATCCAATGTCAACAGTTGTCCTTGATTTTGCTTCAGTCGAAGTTTCTTGGATTAATCCAACAGGAGATTTCTCTCGCATTCGATTACTAAGAAATCAACAGGGTTTTCCAGAACACTCTGAAGATGGAATTATTATTTGGGAAGAATTTGCAACTGCGGGAACTACAAGTCGTAATTCTTTTGTTGATAGCACAGAAAATCCAACACCACCACTTTCTAACGGTCGACCAGTATTCTACGGAATATTTTTGTACACCTCAGATGACACATGGGTCAGCGCTGGGACTGTAGAGGACGTCATACCATCAGACCACAATATGCAAAAAACAATTATTGATTTAATGCCTAAAGTCTATACGTCAGAAGAACAAAGTCCACTAGCAGTTACGCAAGACACTACGGTTTTTTACAATTTTATTGACGGGTTCTCATTTACTGCTGAGCAACTATTGACTGCATTGGATCTTATCCGACCTAACTATTTGATAGAGGGAACCCCATCAACTCTTTTAAGAACACAAACAATAAATGTTGGTTTAGATCCTGAACCAACAATATCTGTTAAAAATCAGAAAAAATTAATTCGTGAAGCATTTTATCTTTACGCTAATAAAGGAACTAAACGAGGGCTAGAGACATACGTTGAGTCATTAACTAATTATGCACCTACCATCACTCTTTCAGACAATCTTCTATTGACTGTTCAAGACTCTACTTTCTACAATTCAATAGGAAACTGGACAGCAACAAACGCAACTCTTACCGCAAGCACAGCGCAGGTTCCGACAACTTCAAGTACAAACCAGATGGACACAACATATACGTGCCAGGTAGTAGCAAATGGTGCAGGAGCAATGTCTTTAGGAGATTCAGATCCTGTAAGAAAAGGAATACCTGTTCAACCTGATACCGAATACACTTTCTCTTGCCAACTAAAAAGACCAACAGGTTCAGGAAACATAACGCTCTCAGTACAGTTCTACGACAAAGACGCAATCGCTACAGGTTCTTTGGTGTCAGCAACCGCTGTTGCTGCCTCTAGTTCTTGGCAACAATCCACTCTTACAGTTACCTCAGAAGCGGACGCTGTATATGCAGTTGTAAAAATTGCGTACAGTTCTTCAGGAACATACTTTATCGATGAAGTCTGTTGTCAACTGGGAGATACAGCCGTGTACGACGAGGCTCGAACAGTCACGGTTGAAGTTAGCCCAAACAAAATAAACTACATTAAGAACCCATCTTTTGAAGTAGATGCTTCAACGTGGACTGTTACAAACGCAACTTTTAGCCAAGACTCGTCAGTTCCAACAGTTGGATATCCAGGTTCTTACAGTGGGAAGTTTGTTGCAGCAGGTGCATGGAGCATCACGACCAACTACGAAATCCCAATAACAGCAGGGCAGTACTACACCGCCTCCGCTTACATCAAAGCGTTGGCAGCCACAACTGTTGACCTAAAGATAAAGTTCTATGATGACGAATATGCACTGGTAACTACTGCGCTTGCAGAAGGTGTAGAGGTAACCACCTCCTTCAACAGAGTGGCCATCACAGGCTTGCCAGACTCAGCCTCTTTAGCGACTTACGCTGTTTTTGAGATCGTTGGTACAGCAGCCACTGTTTACATTGACCTCGTACAGTTTGAAAAAACCTCAGCGCCTACCGAGTACCTGGACGGATCGATGCCAAATGATTTTGGGGTCATCTGGTCAGGAACGGCCAACGCCTCGTACTCCTATCAGTACTTCAGTAAGTTGATAAAACTGCCTCGCTTGGCCCAGACTATCGACGGCTGGATGCCTCCTAACACTTTTTGGAGATTGAGAACGCCTGTCAGCATTGAATACACCAGCCTAACGGTGTAGGCTCTGGGTCATGACTGACCTATTAATCTCTGTTGCACTTGTTGGAATTGCTGTTACCTACATCATTGAATTCATAGACCTTGTAACAGCAGGGTTCTTTGGAGTCTCAGTACTTAATAAGTTTTTATCGCTACCGTTAAGTGTTGGCGGTCTATTTGTGTTAGGAACAACTGACATACAGTTAACGGTAGCCGCACCAGCAACTGCTTTTGTAGCGCTGTTCATTAGCAAGTTAATTAATCAACCAGTAGCAACTAAGGTACCAAGGTTGCGAGGCTTGTAGAGTGAACATTGTTGTAATCAGTTTTGATCCAGACGTTGATGTGACAGCAGGGCTACAGGCTCTTAGCGTCAAATACCCTAAAGCAAAGTTCCTTATTGCCATTGAGGAGTACGGGCAGTTTGCGAAGACAGCAGTAAAAGCCGCCATGGAATTAGGGAATTTTCATCTTTATTTTTCAGAAGAGGCATCAATACAAGAGCCAGTACACAAGGACCAAATAACGTTCTGCAATAACCCAATCAAAGAGATGACACGACAGATTACCTTCGAAGATGTATTGGCAATTGTTTGGGATGAGTCCCTGGACGTACATGCCGTAGTGCACTCTTTAGAGGACTTCGGCATCGATATGTGGGACATCAGCGATGGGTTAGACATTATTGAACTGGACTATGACGGTGACGAGAGCACCGATGAACTCTACGAGATTATGACCAACAGCCTAGAGGTCTTTGCCCAGAGCCTTGCCGCCTACATCACCTCAACTGTGCTCGATGTTCTTACCGAGACGATCCGTGAGAGGATGGCCGAAGACGACGACACACGGGGCATCGACCTGTGAGAATCCCGCCTGAGGCCTATACAGCCAATTTAACCGATTATCAGTTCCGACTCCTAGCCACCATATGCCATTTAGAAGCCTCTGGAGGCCGTTTAGAGACGACAAATGCCGCTTTGGGTATAGCGACTGGCAACGTGACTGAGAAGACCGTTCGCAGGGGCCTTTTAGCCTTGGAAGAGGCTGGCTTTATTCGCCGTACAAAGACTAAGCGAGCCAATGGATATCGTGGCAAAGATGTGCTGGACATTACGAGCCCAACTGGGCCTGTAGAAGCCCAGAAGGATTGGGCCTCAAATGTCCACACCTCACATGACTATAGTTACAATAGTCATATAGCCAATAAGCCATTAGTACCTAATAGCCAAGATAGTAATAAATTAAAAGATTCTGAATCCAAAGGGATTCTAATGAAAGAGATAAAGATACCTATGAGAAAATGGGAAGATGATGGAGAAGATCTGGCAGGGTTTGGCTTGGTTGAGCCTAAAGTATTACCACAGAGGGCAGTTAGAAAATCAGACCCTAAGACCCGTGGAAGACGACCACAGCACGAGTGGACCCCAATGGACGTTGCTGCAGAGTTTAGTTACCAGGTGGGCCGCAAGTACCCGTTACTTCCAGGTACCGTCTCAGTCAAGTCGCTCTCTGGAGCACTTGCCAAATTCAGAAAGCAATACGACACCACACCCTTGATTGAGTTAGAGTTGCTTCGTCTCTTTATGGCAGACGAGAGAAACTTTGCTCAGATTGGTGACGAGGCTCCGCATCTCTACAAGAAGTACCTCGCATCATTTGGCAAGAAGATGAATCAAGCACGGGAGAACCTGGGTTTGACAAAGGTCAATGCACCAGCAGATACTTCCGTAAAGATCGGCACAATTACAGCCAGCGATGGCCGTGTATTCCAGAACTCACTTTCTGGGCGTGCACAGTTAGAGCGCTATGAAAAAAGATTAGGAGCAAGCACATGATTCCAAATACAATGACAGGTGGTCAACGTCAGTTGACAGAGGCAGACGTAAAGAAAATGATTACAGAAGAATTGAAAAAGGAGAACAACAATGGCTAAGAAAGTAAGCAAAGTTTTCAAAGCAGACCTAAAGAAGAACAACGTAAAGGGTGGCGCATGGATGGCTACCGTCAGCGTTCAGGATGAGGGCATCGACGTAGTTAGTGTTTTTGTTACCTCAGCATGGGCAAACGCCTCAGCAGGAAAGCGTTGGGTTAAGGAGCAGGTCCTAGCATTAACGCCACGCAAGTCTGTGAAGATGATTGCTGGAAGCGAGTTGGATGTAAAGAACAAGCCTCTTTCATTTTCTGGCGAACTTGTTTTCAAGGCGTAGAAAAAGAGTGGGAGCAATTAAGGCGATTGCTTTAGACGCTCGTGAAGATGTGATCCGTGAAGTTCAGGCTTTTGCTTCCGAATACTCACATGACGTTTTAGGACGTGACGTTGTAATTGTGGAGCAACTGCTTGACTTCTTAGGTGTTCCCTCAGGTACAGGGAAAGAAATGACTGCCTACTGCGTAGCGTGTAAGCACAGCGTTACCGCTTATGATGGCGTTGAAAAATCGCTGAGTTCTGGAAGACGGATGGTCGTTGGCTCTTGCCCATCATGCGGAAGTAATATTCATCGTATTCTTAAAAATTAAAGTGTTGGGAGGGACATTGTGTACGACATTAATGAACTATCTTCTTTAAAGCGCCACTGGCTTACTCGCACTTCTAATATCCCACGCAGATTTTTTGGGCTGGAACCTCAGGACGTTATCGATCGTGCTGGCTTTTTTCCTAAAGAAGTCTCTACATGGATTGATGATGCAGTCAACGGTGAGGTTATCAAACAGATTGGCAACATCGGTATCAACGGTGTTGGGCTTTTGTTTGATGGAGGTCCAGGTATTGGCAAAACAACTCATGCGGTTGTTGCTGCTATGGAGTTCTTACGGCGTCTACCAGAGGATGATGCAGAGGCTTGTAAAGTGTTAGGCACTAATCAAAAAGATTATGGGCTGGCGTTTAAACCTATT